ATCAATGGTTAGGATACTATTAGACATGAAAAAAAGTCCTTAAAAAAGTTAGCGGGTTTGCGCTTCCCACTTCTTACGCTGGCGTGCCCTTTCGGCTTCAATCCACTGCGAATCCGTCATGGTCTTGATAGACCTGGGATCAGTAGTGTCATAAGCCGGTGATCCAGTGGATCGGGCAGTGACAGGCGAAATCGGCGCTGGCGCGGATGTCGTACGTTTCATTGGTGGATCAGACGCCAATTTGGCCTCAATCTTCCCAATTTCCTTTGCCTGTGCAAGTGGGGCTAGGCGAGATATACGCTCTGCGTCTTTGGGGTTAGTTCCGAGGTAGTAAGCTAACTCAGGCCCAACATCCGAAGACCGAATCGTATCGGCCATCACATCAGTAATTGGCAGCTTGGGGTTGTACGCGACTTGTTCAAAGTCATCATACTTAGCGCGGGCTTCCTCTTCCTTGTCGTGATAACTCTCAAGAACTTGCGAGTGCTGCTTGGCCGCTTCGCGCTGCGCGATCAATTGTTCGGCCTTTTGATAGGCCAACGCATCGGCGTAAGCCTCTGGCGTTTCAAACTGATCGACAGACTGTGCTGCCGGAGCCCTCAAGGTCTGCGTTTCCGCAACCCTCTGTGCTTGTTCCCGTTCCCACTTTCGTTGCTCTCTTGCGAGGCGTTTTCCAATAGCTGCATCAAGTTCCTCTTGCGAGAAGGTCTTGGGTGCTTCTGCTTCCGGCGCTTTAACTTCGGTTTCAGGTGCAGCCGTTGCCACCTGTTCCGGCGCGGGGTCTACTACCGCTAGGCTTTCATCTGACATTTTTCGATTCCATAGAATCCCTGGTGAACGCACCAGTACGTGTTTTCAGCATTATGCTGGAATTTGGGCCGCTTGGTAAGCAGCAATAACTTCTGGCGTATGCACGGTTGCACAAATGGCCTTTACCTTGTCATCTTCGGCGCTGTAGTCATCACCTGGCCTAAAGTAATTACCCTTAACCTGTTCGGCAAAAGGTTTTCCATCTTCCGTGACGGTTACAGCATACCGCACGGCAACGGTCTGGTCTGCCAGTATTTCAATGCGGTCAACAATGGTTTGTTTTTCAAACATGGCGTGTCCTTAGTTAATACTTTGCCCAGTTTCGCGCCAAGCCCCACTCAGATAAACTAAAGTCAAACTATCAAACGCAGTACTGACAAAATCAGCAGCGCTTTGTAGGTACAAATTTGTGTTTTTAAGAGTGGTATTAGCGTTTGTAAAATACAAGGTTAATTTTTGTCCTTGTACGCCTCCGCTAAAATTGCTAACTGTTGTGGCGCTACTAGGTGACATTGTAAGAACATCAAGACCGCCAACAGGAATAACAACCAAACTACCACTACTTGAATAAGTACGATTTGAATTTGTGCCATTAGAACGGTTGTAAATTAAATTATTGTTGGTAGTTATATCTTCACCACCAAGAAACTCTAATTCAGCCGTTGTTGCGGTAATGTAATTGTTTAAAATTCTGACAGATGTAGTGCCTGTTTGCAAAGCAGATGCAATTTGAACGCCGTAATCATAATTAGAAATAGAGTTACGAACAATCTCAACATTGTCGGTATATGATGCACCGCCGATTGCATCAATGGCAATAGCCCGACTGCTTGCTGAACCGTAACCGCGAATTAAACAATCTGTTATTTTAACTTGATTTCCGCTTTCAACCAAAATAGAACTAACAGTGTTATTCCCCCGCACCATGACACAATTTGAAACAAGAACATTTGCAACATTTGCGTCAGTTACTGGGTTAGTTCCGATGCGGATATCTGCGGAAGCAGAGTTATATATAGCACAATTTGAAACGGCAACACCATTAGCAACATTGTCTGGGGCCGTTCCTAGCGTATCAGCATCAATTTCAATTGTACCGTCATAGCAATTATCAAAAACACAATTTGACACGGCTACATTGCGTGATCGGCTAATTGACATAGCCGCACGATAACTACCGTCGTACACAGTTGATCTATGGTTTCTAACAACGCAATTAGTAGCTGCGTAATCTCGGCCTTCCGAAAAATATATTTCATGTCTTTGGCAGTTAATTGATTGACAATTTACAAGACTACTGTAATTAGCTTGTGTAAAAGAAAAGCCATACCCACGGCCTCCAACTATGCCAACACTATTAAGTGCTTGGCAATTAACAACCTTAACATTATTTGTGTTTCCTGATCCTGTTCCAGTACCAGCAGAAAATTTAAATCCTATGTTTGCAGAATCAACAACAACATCTTGTATAAAAACATTGCTGACATAAGCACCAACAGCATCGCCAACCAACCAGCCAATTTGAGGGGTTGCGCCAGAATCACGGTTAGTCGCATCGCCAGTGATTGTGCCGCCTTTAATAGTGATACCTGAGCATATACCTTTGACCACAAAGCCTGCGCCGTTGCCAACAAGATTAAACTTTGCCCCGTAACAAATTATTTCAATATTAGACAACGCATCAAAAGTAACGGTTGTTATTTTATAAGTGCCTGGGTTTATAACAAGAACTGCTTGAGAAGTAAGACTGTTAACGGCGTTTTGTATAGCCGTTGTTGCATCTGTTGTTCCAGTATTGTCTGCGCCAAAATCCAATACATTAACAGGTGCGCCTGTTATCATTGAATACGAAACTTTAGTAAGAGTCATTTTTGTTCCTTAAACGTGGTATGTGCCGCTAAATATTAAACCACTAGCACTAAATGTAGCTGGGTATACAACTGTACCCGTCCATATCAATGTGTTCCCTGCTGACCCTACAGCGTCAGTTATCATGGCCCCAACAGCAGGTTTTGACGGTGTAAATGGTAAAGTAAATCGCGTTGAATTGGCCGTGCCAGCAATTACTGCTGCCCCAGCAGGATAAGTAAAAAACACTAGCCGCCCAATTCTTGTGTAGTAAAGAGTCGTATTAGTTGGTGTGCCTGTAAGGCTTGTCCACGTTACGGTAAACGTACCTTCTTCATACCAATTTAACAATTGACTAGTCATACCCGATGCTGGGGTATTAGCGGTAAAGTTGATGCCTTTGGCTGCTGTGCTTGGGACTAGGTTGCCCGTAGACATAACATAGTCCGCCGCGCTTACAGAACGCCCCGCAGTTAAGTTGGCAATACTAACTTGTTTTGTCGCACTGCTTTGAACAATAGGCAAAACTTCCGTACCAGCAACCGGCGTGGTTGCCGCTGTAAGTGCGGAAATCTTGCTGTTAGCCATTAGTTGTACATTACTTCAATTAACGAAGTCAAAGGCGGCGCTTGCGAGAATGTCAAGGCTGTGCCTGACACGGTGTATGTGTTTTTGTTTTGGTACACGCCGTTGATGTACACAAAAGTAAAATTTTCACCCAAAGAAGCGGCGGTCAATGTAAATACAGTTTGTGATCCTGTACCCGTAAAATTGTCTACTTGGTAACTTGCAGCCCCAATGCCTAACACATTGTCATAAGTAGCTATAAGTACGTCTGTTGACGTGTTTAAAACAAATTTGTATGGCGGCGCGCTTATCCAAATTTCGCCTCCAGGCACGCGCCCAGCCGAATCCAAAATGATTGGGTTAGTGTGAGCTGTCCCACCCGACGAACTGGTGTACGAAGTTTTTGGAGTCGTTGTACCCGCAGCGTAGGTGTACAGCTTGCCGCCCGAAAGGGGCACGCCGCTGTTGGTAAAGAATTGGGCCGCAACGCCGCCCACAGGGGAGAGAAAGACGGCCATGATTAACCTTTATTCGTAGGCGACAGTAAATGCAGCGGAAGTTCCTGCCAGCACAATATACAACCCTTTGTTGAAGTACAGCCCAGCAGGAAAGTTCAAATAGTTTGTGCCTGCCGATACGCTGATCGTGTCCGAAATCTTGGGGTCGCTGGTGCTGGCCGCGCCAGAGTCGTACACCGTCAAAGTACCGCTGGATGACGCCGAAACGAAGATGCCGTAGAGTTTGCCAGCACCAACTTTAACTTGTTTGGTCGCGGCCAGTTGCATATAGTTTGCCATGATGTTTCCTTACGCTAAAAAGCGGAGTTTGTAGAGGGTACGCAAATAAATCTCAATGATATTGTCGATCAATTGTTGCAACGACATATCGGTCTTGTCCACTACGTCATAGCGGCACTTTTCAATCTCATCCAACTGGTTTTGCAAAAAATCAATGATGTTGGCCGTCTTAGTAGCTGAATGCAGTGTGATTGGCCCCATTAGGCCATGACGGCCTTGGTAGGCTTCGGCAAAGTCATCCGCAGCGCCAATAATGCGCTCATAGAAAATATTAAGTGCAACGTGCTTGGAATAACTGCGGGTGTTCAAATGAACGCTATGGGCCACATCACGGGCCAAGAATAGCATTCCGACAAAATCGGCGGCTTTGTACATCATTGTGGCATTCCCATTGGTTGTTGTGGTGGCTGCATACCGCCCATTGGTTCACCCATATCTTCTTGCGGAGTCTCAGGGCCGGTATCCATATCACGCCCAGGCATCTCAGTAACCAAGTCACCAGAAGTGATCATGCCATGCACAGTGCCCAGCACAATGTCTTGAATCTGCTCTGGCGACATGGACGCTTGCACAGCGGAAATCCGCTGGGTTTCAGCCTGGTACGCCTTGACCGTGGCCTCAAAGTCTTTGCGGTGCATATCCTGCGCCTCAATAGACTTGCCAGCATTGATGATCATCTGGTGCATTTGCTCCATCTCTTGGCCCATCGCTTGGATTTGCTGCTCTGCGGCCTGCAACTCGGGCGGCTTGTCGCCGTCTTGCATGAGTTTGGGGTCGATGGTCTTGGCAAAGCGCTTCGCCATCTCTTGGGCACCAGGCCAATCCATGTTCTTGACAAACAAGTCACCGGCCACTTGCCATAGCTGGGGGTTACCCTGCAACAGTTGGCCCATTGCTTCTAGCGCCTCTTGCCGCTTGGTCGCGTAGCCTGGGCCGGTGGTAGCTACCACGTCGTACTTGCCCACGCCAGGGTTGTAAATCTTGTCGATCACGATCCCGTTCTGATCCACGATCTTCTTGACCGGCTCGGCCTGCATCGGGTCGATCTTGACCATACTGGTTTCACCGTCTTCACCAATGATGCGGGCAATCCGCTGGGTATCGTAGATTTTGGGGATCAGATCAATCAATTGGCGGGTCAGATACCGCACGCCACGAGCCAAGTTGTCACCAAAGTGGTACGTCCCGACATCACCTTCGCGCTGGCGGGCCAAAATGGCTTTGCCGCTGCGCTCGTTGGATGTCATGCCCAAAGAGGCGTTGTATTGGCCGGTGGCTGCTTTGATGTCCTCAGAAGCGCCTGCTTTGGCCTGTAATAGCCCGCTGGAGGCCATTGGCGGTTGCGCCCGCTGGGGTAGTGGCAGCGTAGCGCCCGCGCCGTCTGTAACGTCTGGATTGACCTCCAAATACGGCCAATTGGTCGTGTTGGCGGTCTTCCATTGATTTTCATAGCCCTCAAACTGGCCGCCGTAGCCGATAAATGGCGCTTTGGGGGCCAAAGCCAGCATTTCTGCCTCTTGGGACACCCAATAGTTGTACATCCGCTGGGCATCTTTGGCGTTTCGCACCAGGCCGGACACGTACAAGCGACCGTCAACCTCAAATTCATTGCCCACAATGCGGACAATTGGGATGTATTTGCCCGCCCACTCGCGCTCTTCCAATATTTCGTAGCCGTTTATCTTGCAATACTTGATCCGTGGTCGGTCAGACTGCCGAGTTTTCTTGGGTTTGCCGTAAATGGCGCGTAATTGCTTGTCTTCGGGCGTTCCCTCAAAGGCCGTGGCATTGCCAGGGTACAAATTGAGCGTGCCCTTGTCGTAATCGACGTAATAGTAGTCCGCAATGCGGATCGTGTCCTCATTGAGCCACTGGGACAGGTTCTGATCACCCACACCCAGCGTTTGCAGGGTGGTAATGGGCGCTGAGTCGGGATACATCCGCTGGTAATCAGCTTTGGATATGTCCTCGGTCACAAAACACCACTTGGCGTCCGCGCCGCACGGGTCTTGGATGGTTGGATCCATGTACACCGAGAAACTATTGCGAACTCGGCCAATTTTAATGTCTTGGTCAAAGGTATTTTCGTCGCAATACTCGGTCAGGATTCGAATGTAACCTTCTCCGTAGGAGACTTGGTTTTCGCAGGCGGTGTCGTAAGCGACATCTGCGTCCGAGATGTATTCAATATGCCTGACCATGCCGTTGAAGACTTGGGCAACGTCAATGTCGGCCTTGTCGTCGGCTGGAATAACTTTGCCTGTTGGGCGGTTTTGTCGTTGGTCATTGGTGACTTGCCGTACGTGCTGCGGCAGCTTGTTGATGGTCAGGCACGGGCGGGCGTTGATGGTCTGCCCTTGCACCGCGCCGCGAGTTGCCAGCACATCAGCAGGCCATTGCCAATGGTTGTCTGGGCTGCCAGCGTAGAACTTCAGATCGTCAATCTCATCCTCGCGGGACTCAGACAGCGCCGAGATCGCCATATCCAGGCGGCTGCGAGCTGTCGCCAGTACGCCGGAGTCGTCGTTCTTCTTGCCGCCGCCATTGGCGACGTTGCCTACCGCCACCATGCCGGTGTAATCAGCCATTATTTCTTACCCTTTGGGGCTGGCGCGCTGCGCTTGACTGCATAAGCAATCGCCACGGCCTGTTTGACCGGCTTGCCCGCTTTGACTTCAGCCTTTACGTTTTCACGAAAGGCTTTGGGAGAAGATGATTTGACGAGTGGCATTATTTGCCTTTCTTGGCCGTCTTGGCTGAATCTTTAAAATCTTTGGCCGTTGGAGCGCCTTTTGCGCCTACAGGGCGCATTTTCTCTTTGCTGCCTGCGGCGATGCGTGCTTGCTTGGCATGAATGTTTGCGTACAGTCCTGGTTTGGTAGCCATATCAGCACTTCCATCGTTTTAGAGCCGCTTTAGCGCGTTCGCCGTCTTTGGCGTTGGCCGCTACAGCGCCCATTCTTGCACAAAATGAATCCTTGCGGCCTTGGTCTGCCTTGGTCTTGGGATTTGGGGCTGGCGCTTTAAGATTGGAGCCGGTTGCGGCATTGTACTTTTCGCGGCCTTTGGCCGTCAGGCCAGCGCCTTGGGATGTAGGCAGCTTCTCGCCGCGTCCGACAGATAGAGATACTTTTTTCATGAGCCCATCCATGAAGTGTGCATTGCGCCGTCTTGAGCGTTATAGCGGCGAGTGGGCTCAGTATACTCGCGGTGAGCCACGGGAAAAGCAAACGTCACGCAAATTGCGTCCGCTGCGTCTGGTGATGCTAAGCCCCGTGCTTTCATTTCTTTCTTGCTCTCCAAGAAAATTGTTCCACGTGAATCAGGCTTCATCTTAGGCGAAATCAAATCCGTCTTCAAGAACCTGTCGGTTGGGATACTAGCAGATTTTAGCCATTCCCTCATCTCACCCCACATCTGAGCGCGCATATTTCCGTACATTATCGGGTTTTTGGCCTTATTTCCAAAGTTCACGCCCTTAATCTTATACCGCTGCTCTTTGAGCCTGTCCACAATCCCAGCGCCCAGCCCGCCCTCGTCAATCACCACCAGGGTCGGCTTATATTCCTCAATCGCGTCGATCACATACCCCACGACCGTCATGGTGTCGTCGCCCCGATGCCGCGTTATGTTAACAATATCCCGTCCTTGGCGCACCGCGATGACCGTGGCGTCCGCGCCGTAGCGCGCCGGATCAACGCCGATGACGATGGGCGCGGACAGGTCTTTGTACTTCTCCCGCTTCATGGCCTCGTCCACAATGTCCGACCCGATAAACTGATCATCCCCCGCGCTCGGGAACATCCCATAGACCTCGACGTGCGCCTGGCTGGAGTCGGGCCCGTACTCTTGGATGATCCGCTCGTAGACCTGTTTGTCCGTACCTTCGACCGTGCGCGCGTCTACCACCTTGGTTTTCCAAAACGCCCGCTTGGAGTTAAACGCCTCGTAGAAGTACCCCGTGTTGCGGCGCGGGTTGGAGAACGCCAGCCAAAAGCGGTTGGGCGTGTTCTCGGTAAAGAAGCCTGCTGTCACCGCCCAGATCGTATCGTCGATACCTGACGCCTCGTCGAACACCACCAGCACGCCGTCGTAGTTATGCACACCCGCGTATGCGTCGGGGTTCTCCGCTGACCACAACCGCCCCTCGACGCCCCAGTACCTGGTGCCTTTCTTCAAGTCCCGCTCGACCAGTTCGGTCAGCCACTTGGCGGGCATTACTCGCGTGGCGCTCACCTCAAACCAATGTGAGTTGATCGCCATCGCCAGCCACTTGGTAATCTCGGCCCAGGTGATACTTCTGAGTTGGGACTCACTGTTGGCCGAAATAATGGTCGTAGACCCAATGCGCGTTGCCAGCATCCAGATCGTGATCCAACTGACCAGGGCCGACTTGCCAATACCGCGCCCCGATGAGATGGCCGATTGCAGCACTGCGTAGTCCAACTGGCCTTTGTTTGCTTCGATATGCTCGGCTATTTCTTGCAGCACCTCGCGCTGCCACTTGCGCGGCCCCTTGAAGTTCTCCAGCGGCGTGCCTTTGACGCCCCACGGAAATACCAGGGCCACAAAATTAAGCGGGTTGTCCTTGATGCGCGGCGTCCACAGACGCGCCATCAGGGCTTGTTCGTCTTCAGCGCTGTATCTGGTTGACTGCATCAACAACCTCAATGACCCGCATCTCTGCTTCTTGCAACGCCTGCGTGATGGATATGCGCTGGTCGATGTCCACCGTGATGGACTGCTTGGCAACCCAGCCGTGCTGGTGCTTGAGTATCTCAAGCGCTGCCTTGGCATCGCCCTCGCGGGCCGCTTTGTGCAGGATGTCGGCCATCTCGCGCTCGCCGTCTGCTTTGCCTTTGATCGCGGCCATCTCGGCCAGTGGGTCAAATTGGCACAGGTGCCGGTACTCTTCAGGCCGCATCCCCGACGCCAGGGCCAGCGTGTCACCCTTGAGCCCCAGCTTGGCAGCATCGTATATCGCCTGCAAGCGCGATTCGGTTGCTTGGACGTGTCGGACAGTGAGCGGCAGTGACTTGAACATTTGTTCTCCTTTACCAACACGGCTGGAGGCTGACAGATGGATTCGAACCATTACGGCAGGAGTTTTATTCCGACCGTTGGGCTTATAGAGGTTGTTAACCCTCGTCCCGCTGGCTACACCGACTTTGCCAGCACTCTCGTCAACCCCCATGCGTGTTGGCATGTGCCGTGGATTTTATATTAAAAAAATTTTGTTTGTGAGCCCTCCGTTTACGTTGGCCCAATCGCTCGGCCCTACCCCTCCCCCCTCATCCAAAATCCTACGCAAAATGGCAAGTGGTTTGTGGGTCATGTTGGCATGACCTACGCGGTCGCATGGCCTGCGCTGCTGGCTACCTGGCCGCGCGCCAGTGCGCGCCAGTACCGGCCATCGATGTGGGTCATGTGGGTCATGCCAATCGGATTAGAGTGCCTGCGTTAACCATGCGGCCATGCGCAGTGCGCAAAATGCGGTGGATTGTGCGCGGTGGGTCATGTAGGTCATGTAGGTCATTTTTTTTGATAATTTCAGTCGCTCTACCCCATATTGCATATTTCACATTATGAAATGTATAGGGTATATGACTTCAGATTAAATTAATGACAATATGACCAACATTTAATCGCCCTCATTGGAGAACCGCACAAAATCAGCGATGCCTACAAATCGCCGCGATAGGTACCCACAATTTTAGTCAACTAAGGGTAAACACCTAGAAAATAGTGTAAGAGAATCCCTTACAATACAGGCATGGCAAAGTCGTCATGCAATAAAGTAAAGGCAACAAAATGGTTTTTCTAGTAATTTTCCCGATAGCGCTATTGGCAATGGTCGCATACGATACCTACAATCAGTAAGATCCAAACCCCAGGCGCGCGCTGCGCCTGTTCATAAACTACAGTAAAAGGCATCACAATGAAAGTACACTTAACCCTAAAATCGGCCAATGTAAAAACCGGCCCAATTCCCGTTAGCACTACAGAGCGCGACAGTTGCCCCACCGATTGCGCCATGCGCAGCGAATGCTACGCAGACAGCGGCCCGCTCGCGCTGCACTGGCGCGCTGTCTCCAACGGCACGCGCGGCACTGATTGGGGACAATTCACCCAAGCGATAGCAGCGCTGCCCAATGGCCAATTGTGGCGCCACAATCAAGCTGGCGATCTGCCCCAAGCGGGCGGCACAATCGATGCCGTCAAACTGGGCCAATTGGTTGCGGCCAATCAAGGCAAACGCGGGTTTACCTATTCGCACCATCGCGATGCTGCATCGCTCGCATGGATCCGGCACGCGAATCAATGGGGCTTCACTGTAAATCTGAGCGCTAATGACCTGGCTGATGCCGATACCCTGGCCGATACCGAATGCGGGCCGGTGGTGGTGGTGGTGCCCAGCACCACTACTAAAAACACCACCACGCCAGGCGGCCGCCCGGTGGTGATCTGCCCGGCCACCCAGCGCGACGACGTCTCATGCGCCACCTGCCAATTGTGCCAGCGCCAGCGCGCGGCCATTGTGGCATTCCCTGCCCACGGCACGCGCCATCGGGTTATAAACTTGCGCCTAGCGGCATAGTGCACTCTTTAAGCGGCCAGCGACGGCCGCTTAGGGGCGCGCATTGTGCACGCTATAACCTAACCTAAGGGCAAATTATGTACTTTGATCGATTCGATATCTGCGAAGCGTACTATTTGGCATTTTCGCACTGCCATGGCGGCCAATGGTCGCGCGAGTATGCGCGCATGTGCGCCATGGCGCGCTATTTCCGGCCGTCTCCCATGCTGTCGGTGGATTCGCTGTCGGACAATGCGCGCGAGATCTACGATAGCGCGTGCGCGCGCATGTTAGGTGGTGCAGCATGATCCGCACCATGCGCGCACGCTATCCCGGCCGGTGCGCGGCCACCGGCGCGCCGTTCAAACCCGGTGCCTTGATTTATTACGATCCGGCCACCAAGCGCGCTACCCTGGCGCCGGTGCTGAATACCATAACGCTAATCGGCGAGCGCGGGCCGGTGCACTTTACCCGCAACGCGCGCGGCCGGTGTGAAGATGCCCCATGTTGCGGATGCTGCACGATATGAAAAATCGATTTCAAACCCTAAGCGAAGCGCTCGAGTCTGAAGGGATCGCGCACATGTGGGACGGGCGACCGATACCCTACGATACAACCCTGGCCCTCACGCATGATGATGGCACGCGGTACGGGCACTATATCTCTGTATATAGGGACGAAAAGGGCCTATACGAGCGGCCAGTGCATTACCGTAGGGGTTAAGGGCTATCTGCAAGCCCTTAATCGAGGGCTTGCGGGCTATTCCTGGCCTATACAGTAAACGAAAGTAACCTATGAAAATCGGACAATATATCCATATCAGCCTATACGGCCGCATGGAGCGCGTGCGCGTCCTAGCTGTCCACCGCGCAGGCACCATCGACGTGCAGCGCAGCGATGGCGCGTGTTACCGGGTGAGCGGGCTATGATTCATCCCCTCTTCGAGGCCATCCTACGGCCGTACACGCCACCGGCGCCACTGCCCACGCCTGAAGCTATCGACGCGGCCATGCTGGCCGATAAGCTGGCGGACGGCTATTTTCAACGTCAGATAAACAACGCTATCAACCTGGAGCTAAAGTATGCTAAACCTGAAAATTAATACCACCACGTACACGCTGGCGTCACTCGAGCGCGCCATGGCCGTGCAAGCCCTGGCCGCTAAGATTACCGGCAAGCATAAGCCGGTGCGGCCAAAGGGCGGCACTGGCCGCCTGTACCCGGCCATGGGGGCCGATATGAGCCCAGCAGAGTACGTGAGCCAGTACTATGCACTCAACTCGAACCGGCGCAATTTTAAGACCGGCGCTGCGCCCTATGGGGACGCGAACCTGGCCGGATTCTATGAGGGACTCAGCGACCGCGTGAGCGTGCCCCAGGGCGTCGATTCAATGGAGGTCGAACAATGAACCGCCAGCATTACAAACCCGAACCAGTGGCGCGCCCTTGGGCTGGCGCGCTGCTGGCTGTCACTATTGGCCTGGCCCTGGCCGCTATCCTGCTGGAGTACTTATGATTGAAAACGATATGCTGGCCGTGCTGTCTGCGACAACCCGCTATTACCACGGGCAGATTGACGCAACGAACGCGGAGTTATACGACAGCCGCCTGCGCATAAACCACCTAGAAGACGTGCTGGCCGCGCTGCTGGCAGACGACAACGAAGCGACACGAGCGGACGCCCTGCGCGCGCTCGAATGCTCATAATCGCAGCGGCCCTGGTGGCCGCGATCCTAGCGATCCTGTTCGATCTAGACTAAGCCCCTTCGGGGGCTTTTTCTATGGCTCGGCGTAGGTCGGACTTATTGCTTTTGGCTAACTCAGGCGCGCAAAAAATGTGCTTTTTGGTCTGATACTCGCGCGAGGCCAGGCGGCCCATGTCCACCCATCCGGCCTCTTTCAGCGCGTGCATAAGGGCCGGAGGGACGATCTTAATGCCTGCTGGCGCGTATAGCTGTAACTCATCGCAGATCGCGTAGAAGGGGGCGCCGACGACGCCGCTGGAGAATGCACGCTGGCGGGCCTTGATAAGGTTAACCAGGAACGATTCCGCGCCGCTCATGCCATGTTCAACCATGATGGCCTTGGCCTCGGTCATTGGCGGCGCTGCGTTTGGATTCCAGGCGCTTACGTCCCGCGTGTGCAAGTAAGCGGCCACTGCTGCAAAGCCGCCCCGATTTTCGTACCAATTCCAAAGGGCGACCGCCTCTGCTTCGGGCAACTTACCGGCCTCTGACCATAGGACAAACCAGCGGCGATCCTCTGAGGGCAGGGATATCGCCACGCGCTCGTTACTAAACGCGACCACGAACACGCGGTTCAAAGCATAATAGGGATGCAAGCCCTTGCGGTTGACCATCAGCAACTCAGGCGGCGCTGCAATGATGGGCTTGAGGGTATTCTCGAGCGCGCGCCGGTCTTTGGCCTCTGCTTGGCGCAACTCGGCTATCTCCATCACTTCGCACTCAAGGGCATAGCCCCACTGCGAATTTAGGTCTTCATTTTTAACCAGGGAGCAATTGGCCTTGGCCTTGCCGCCAATGGCCCAAAAGAACGGGGCGAACAAGGTGTCTTTGCCGCTGCCATGATTGCCGCCCAAAAGGATGGCGTGATTGATCTTGTGGCTGGGGAACTGCACCTTGTGCGCCAGGGCGTTTAAAAGATGCTCACGCTCGAATTCGATAGGCACCATGCGCTCGACATGGCGCAGCCACGCGGACACGTCACCGGCCACCGGCTCGGGGCGGGCGTCGCGCCAGCGGTTGCCATACACCAAGCCCTCACGCGCCACCAGCACCGACTCGCCCGCAGCGTAGGTGATGCCGACCAGGGCGCGGGCTCCCTTGTCTTGGCGGTACTCGTCAAAGGAATTAGACGCTTCGATCTTGGGGTGCTTGCCGTGGCGGGACTTGCAGTTGATATGCCGGAACAAGGCGTTAAAGGTCTTGCGCATCACTTCGCGCCGGTCTTGCATATCAAAGTATGCGTCGTCGTTCTGTATATACGCAAAGCGCTCGAACCATCCGGACATTTCCACGCGGCCTAATTCGCGATGTTCCACCTCGGCGATGACTGTCGCCGCATCGTCTGGGTACTCGACTGTCGGGGTCAACTTGGCAAGGGTGTTTTCCATCACTGCCGCCAGCAACTCGTCACGCAGGCCGTGCGAGCGCTTGGGCCCGCCCTGCTCTTCCACCCACGCAAGGTAGGCCACACTGTCCCACTCGGAGCAATGCTCATGCAGGCAGCAGTACGCCCTGTTTAAAGGGTGATAGCGCCCCATTGGATTGCCGTCGCTATGCTCGGCACTGTTCGGGCAAACGACGCCCCACCAGCCGCTGCTATTGCCCTTCTCTAGTAGATCGCCACGCGCTGCCGTCCACGCCAGCACGTCATCGCCGCCGTCATCGGTGAGCCGGATCGGGCGCACGGTGGCGGTGTCGGCGGGGTTGGGCACCACGCCCAAGGCGGTGCATATCTCTGCAAGACTGAACTCACGCTCTGGGTGAAACTCGACCAGGTTGGACGCGAAGCGGTCGCGGCCCGGCTTGAGGTTGATTGAGCCGGGCAGCCTGAAATTGCGCACGGGGTTGATCGCGCCGCCGTCGGTGTAGCCTGCCTCTGCAATGGCGACAATGGCCGCGCTGAATTCGCCCTTCATGGGCTGGTCGTCAAGGGCGAAGGTGTAGCCGTACTGGTAGTTATTGGGGCTGGTCTCCATGATCCAAGTCGGGTCGATGGGCGGCACCTTGGCCTTAGTGCCCACGTCATCCAGCACTAGGAACGCCACCCGCTCGCAGGCATCGGCCTTGGCTGCGGGCTTGCCCTCGTCGAATCGGTCGATGATGAAGCAGCCGGTGTTGCAGTACCACGCCTGATCGGGCTTCCACTTCTTGGGCAAGAACGCAGGCCACGCGCACTTGATTGCACCATCGGCGTGATACTGCACCTCGCCGTCTTTGAGGATGGGCTTTTGCCGCACGAACAAAATAACCTCGCCCTCGGGCGCAATGTTTTCGAGATAAGTTAAGAAATTCATTTTGTAATCCTTACAACGAGCAAACACGGCAAGTGGGAACTTTCCCCTCACCACGGATTTTTCGGCCACTGGCGAACTCAACTGCCAAGTCTTTAAGCGCAGCGGGCCAAGTGTCGCGCTGGGGCGACCTGAACGTATGGCCTAACTTCTCTTCCACGGCCACGCCGCGCGCAAACTCTTCGGGATAGTCGCGCCACAAGTCGCGCCACTCGCCTAGCCGCTGGTAAGGGCACACGGCGCAATCGGTGCGACGGGGGATGGTGACGCCGCGCTGGGCCAAATACATCCAAACGTCCTCCTCTTTCCAGCCCCACTCCCGCATGGGGAAACGAATCTTCATATCTTCGCCGTAGATGCCGCGCCGCGCTTCTTCGTCTGCGCGCAGGCCAACATACAACACCGACCCATCGGGCAAATCTTCAAAATATTTGATGGTCGGTTCAATCTTCAAAATGCGCGTACACCAGCGCGCTCTGAAGTTGGGCAGCATCTGCTGTTCTTCGATCAGGCCGTACAGGTCAGTCGAATGACCGACTTTTTTGATGGGCAAGCCCAGCATCTGCTCCAGCTTGGCCCAATGCTCTAGCATCTCAGGCAACTCGTTGCCGGTGGCGTTGCAGATCAATTCGTATTCGCGGGGCTCGACTTCCATTAAACGCAGCGCAAGGGCGGTCGAATCTTTGCCGCCAGATAATCCTATTACGTGTTTCACTTCCCGTACCTTTCCATAATTGAGACTTCAGCGTCTAGGGGTAAACCCTTAGCCCAGTCGGGCGGGGTACACATGACCAAGCGCAGCGCTTCGGGGTCGGGCGTTGCGGTTTCGATCACAATTTCATCGTGGACGTGCAGCACCACGTCATCAAGCTGGCGCAGCGAATGGCGCAGCAAGTCGTTAGCCACGGCTTGGGTGATGTTCTCGCAGGCCAGCCCCTTCCACAAACGGGCGCGGGGCCACTCCTTGGCATCAGCGGCGGGTTTCCATGAGGCTTTGGCGTAAGTCACACCTTCGGATTCCAATCGGGCGTATGGGTAGCACAGGATGCGGCCAGAGGGCAGCACATACCATAGATGCAGGCCGTCGAACAAGTAAGTCACCCGACCGGCGCTAAACTCTTTACCTTTGTTTCGCATCGCTCGGGTGTACGCTGATTCTAGGTCTTGCCAATACGGAACAGACCAAGGGTTTGCCCTACGCCAAGCATCAACCATGCGCCGCGCATCGGACTCCGGCAGCGCCACGCCGTACACACGGCCCATTGCGGCAAAGGCACCGACGCCACCGGCAAAGCCGCAGGCTAATTCCTGCACCTTGCCGATCTGGCGCTGGTCTTTTGTGACCTGGCCCACGCTCACGCCAAACGTTGCTGCGGCGTTGACCTTGTACACGTCCTCACCTGACGCAAAGATCGCCAGCTTCTCGTCGCCCTTGCCAGATAACCAAGGGTTTACCCTAGCTTCGATGGCCGACCAATCGGCAACGACTAGGTGTTTACCCTTACTCGGTATCAGTGCGGGCCGGAGCATTCCTCTAAGGACATCTGTAACGCGGTCACCAAATTTAGGCACAATTGCATGGCCTCTGACCATTGCAGTTCTAACGTCTTCGGGCGATTGGGCGCACTTGCGAGTGAAATTGTGAACCTGGGCTCCATAGCTTGACGCTCGGCCTGTCGCGCTGCCGCCAGCAAATACAAACGCTCCTCGGACTCGCGCATCTTCCTCGTCTGATAGCTGTGCAAGGCGGCTGAACTTCGCAACCGAGGACGCCCATAGGTCGTCGGCGCATTGGATAACTTCTTGAACGTCATAAGGTACCTCGTCAGGATCGCCCATCTTGAGCAAATTAAACCGCACGGTCTTGTCGATGGAGTATTTGCCGTCCTTCTCCATCAGCTTCTTGGCCTGCGGGCCGACACGGGCCAGCACCCACTCGCGCATCTTGGGGGAGCGCACGCTGGTGATCTCGCCGTTGGTCACTTCGGCCACGATGGTTTGAATCTCGGCCAACTCAGCGCTGGCGTATTTGACCGCAGCCTGGCACAAGGGCACATCGACCAGCACGCCACGATCGTTGATACGCTCGTTGACGTGGTAGTCTTGCAACTCTTGGGCTGAAAGTGGCCGCATGGCTTTGCTGATGGCCCGCATGGCCCGCACGTCCTGCTCACAGTAGGCCACCATCTCGGCGGTCAACTCAGGCGACTCCTCGTAAGGCGGCACGCTCATCTTGCGGATTAGCTGCGCCCCCCGGTGGTCTTTTTTCATGGACGCGCCAGCAAAGCGGCCAACGTCCTCAAGCGAGCCAGGCGCGCAATTGGCGCGGGCCTGCGCTGCGGTGCAGACAAATTGCTCAAGGGCAAAGTCGATCTGCAACACGTACCAAAAAATTAAGCGCTCGAAGGCGGCGTTGTGGGCGTAGATCAAGCCCTTGTAATCTGCGACCTCTTGCGGGAACGGCTGCTCGGGCAGCCAAGTCTGTACGTCTTCATCGTCAAAGGCGTACGACATACACAGCACCTCGGTACTGGCGTGCTGAGCGTAGTTGTAAACGCCCGCGACTTTTAGGTCGCAGGCGCTACGGGTCTCAAAGTCAATCCAAAGCACGCGCAGCTTCCTCAAGCACTTGCCGCCTAGCTTCAAAGGGTAACTTTGAAAAGCAGTTAACACAGATAACGCAAAATAGAATCGCCACCTCGGACTCTACTGCGCCGCATAAATTACATTTCTCTTTCATAAATAAAAATGGGCCGGTCTTTCGACCGACCCATCTCATCAGGCCGCTACGCGACGACGACGACTTGGGGCTGGTGCTTCCTCGACCTTGGCGGGCTCAGCTTCACCTTCCAAAGTCAACCATTCCACAACCTCGAAGACCGGGGTAAAAATCCGGCCATATGACTTGTGCTGGTAATGCTCCTTTTTGAGGCGCACGACCGGCACTGGTTTGGTTTGGTCTTTATCGACCTGATCTGCCAAGGCCACGGCCAAAGACTGAACGCTGCGCTTGCCGCCCACCGAAGTGGTCGTAAAGCGGGCTTCCATGCCCTTGTCTTCGCCAGACAGACACTTCAGACTCATACCCACTTGAGTCTCCCAGCCCTTCTTGGCTGCTGGGGGCGCGCCGTCCAACTCCGGCAGGGGTTGGGACACGGGCACCATTTTCTCGCCCAACACTTCGCCATCGCCCCAGGCGATAAAGCCGTGGACGAAACTAAAAGGGTTGACTGCCCAGGTGCTGTCCTCTTCGATTTCGGTTTGGTCTGCACCAAACACCCAATGGCCGGTCTTGTCCATTTTCAGGATGACCGTACCGGCTGGGCCGACATCGGATTGGATAGCCCGCAGGGAAGTTGCGAGGGTGGAAACTGCGGGCAAGCCCGCTTGGGAGAACGCTACTAGATTTGACATGATAGTCCTTATTGAAGTTTAGAAAGGGCAGCGGTTAATTGCTTACCCAAGAGCATCACCTCGGGGCGCGGGTCATCCGCGCTTGCCAAGGTGTTACCTGAAGAGATGGCGACCACCAGATCGTCCGGCAAAGCCTGCTTGCGCTTTTTGAGCGCCTTCTCAGCTTTGGCCGGAGAGATCACGGAAGTCTCCAACACCTCAGATTCGGTCAGACCGAACGCGAACAGGGCGACTTTGGCCTTGTCCTCGTCAGTCCATGAACGGATCGCACGCTTGGCGACCAGTTTGTAATCAGGCAGCTTGGCCCCAGACTCCAGCAACTGGAGTGCCAAGGCCCGCAGATCGGTAATCCACTGCTCCAGCATATCAGCGTTCTTGAGATAGGTGGCAATGGTCGGCGGGTCAAGGTTGTCGATGGTTGTCTGCAAGGCCCGCTCGACTGCGCCGGTCATCTGTGGGCACACCGGCTTGGCGGCGCACCAGCGGCAGTGGTCACCAGAGCGCAGCGGGGCGGTCTTCTTCTCGCTCATCTTGACGGCCTGCACCAACTGCAATTCAAACTCAGCAATGCGCGCTGGCGTGGTCACCCAACGCTTGACTGCTGGCGGCTGCACGATCACCATCTCAATCTCGGTCACGCCCTCAAAGGCCCACTGGGCTTGCGGTGTACGCATGGCCGCAGCGGCGTAGAACATCAGTTGCATATTCTCTTCGACTTCAACAGCGACACCATCGCCAAATTTCCAATCCAGCACAACAGCACGAGTGCCAATGCGACCGATAAGATCAGTTGAACCAAACACACCAGGCAATAGATCGCCAAAATTAACGCTTGTCTCGGCCTCAATTTCCATCTCCTGCTTGGGGTCGATCTCGTCCAGCGCGGCCAGCGCGGGCTTGAGTTTGTTGTCAATCAGTTCTTGGGTCAGCGTCTGCTCTTCGTACGCGGTGCCAAGGTAATGATCTGGCGGTAAGCCGGACATCACGATCTCAGCGATGACGTTGTGTAGGAGAGTACCTTCGTCAGCGTACTTGCTACTGGGCTTGGGCGGCATCTTGGCGACTAAGGCCACAGAACCAGGGCAGTTGATTACCCTCTTGGCGGTGCTACCGCCGACGATACTGGAGTGCTGCATTTAGAGTCCTTTAGTGTTTGTGAGCCACAACTATATCACAACTTTTTGTGCTAAACTTCTTGACATGAAAGAAAAAGATGTAGAAAATCATTTTGTCTGGGC